TGGGGTACAGCTCTAAAACCAGCGCAAGAGTTCTGGACACTAGCTCGTAAACCTTTATCCGAAAAAACAATCGCAGCCAATGTCCTTAAATGGGGAACTGGTGGGATAAATATAGATGGGTGTCGGGTTGGAAGTGAAACAATAACTCAAACCAGAACACAAATGAAAACATGGAGAGAGAAAGAGGGTAGAACAGATATACCAGAAAGTGCAGATAACAGTAAAACACAGACGCAAGGCAGATTTCCTGCAAATTTCCTGCATGATGGAAGTGAAGAAGCCATAGAAGGTATGCAAGTAAAAGGCGACGATAAGTCTCGCTATTTCTACACAGCTAAGGCTTCAAAGAGTGAAAGGAATAAAGGGTTGGAGGGGTTTGAGCCAAAAAGAAGTGCAGACCGTAACATAGACGATGGAGTGGGTGGAGATAATCCTCGCAACCGTAGCAACACAGACAAAGTCAACCACCACCCAACAGTTAAACCTATCTCTCTTATGCAATACCTATGTAGACTGATAACCCCTAAGGACGGCACAGTACTCGACCCATTTATGGGAAGTGGCACCACAGGCATTGGTGCAAAGCTAGAAGGATTTGACTTCATCGGAATAGAATTAGACGCAGAATACTGTAAAATAGCAGAAGCAAGGATTGAAGCTCACGAACCTAATCCACAAAAATCACTTTATGAATGAAAAAAAACATAAATGTAAAGAATGCGGAGCTGCTTTCACAACGCTGGCAGGCTTCAAGACACACCGCGGTCAGGTGCATGAATTTAATCGTAATTCCAAAAAGTACGAGTAGAGGGTATAAAAAAGCCACTGAAGATATTATTAAATATGCAAATCTAAAAATTGGTGAAATTGTCTCAAACCTAAAAGAAAAATACCCAGAACCAATATTTGCTGACTGCATAACAGCAAATACTGACCCAGACTACTATTATTAAAATATAAAATAACAGGTATGAAAGAAGCCATAAAACCAAACCGATTCTTAACCAACTAATAGACCATGAAAACTAAAAACCGTAACAACATAGTAATACAAGCAGATGCACCACAACGTAAAGAAATAGATATTATGGAAGAAGCAATCAAAGGACTAAACAAAGAGAAAGAGCTTCTGACAATGGGTATGTTAGAAATTGTTAGAGGTAAATATTATCGCAGTACTATAGAAATTGAAAATCGTCTGCAACAGATTGATGAACAAATAAATAAACTTCTAGACCATGAATAAGATAATAAACGGAAAAGGACCAGACTACATCATTCAGGAAGGCATCCCGGAAGAAGGAGCAATGGCAGAAGTCTACAAGAAGGCGCAAGAGAAGTGGGGAGTGGACCTGGAGCGAGACCTAATGGTGATGGTGTACGGGAAGACAATGCACAAAGGCTTCAAATACCCGATTGACCCTGACCTGCTGGTACACGAGGAAGTGCACGTCAAGCAACATACAGAGTACGAAGGAGGCCCGGCCGCATGGTGGGAGAGATACCTACAAGACACGGAGTTCCGTATCAACCAGGAAGTAGAAGCCTACCGAAGACAGTACGAATGGCTGAAGGAGAACGAGCCGGACCGGAACAAACGCTTCAAGACATTGGTGCGATGTGCAGAGAACCTATCAGGACCGATGTACGGAGAAGCAATCAGCATACAGAACGCAATGAACGCTATACGGGGAATGGACTACCAGATATTATATTAAAATCATGAACATACTCGACAAAATCCTAGGGTGGTTCTCACCGGAAGCCCGGAGGACCTACGAGCTATCACAACTAAATGCGATATGGAGACGCTTCAACGCCGGAGAAGACCCGGAAGTGACAGAGAAAGAGCTCGACAAGCACGAGGACGACTGGAAGCACATAGACAATGCGGTCAAGTCACTAAGAGAGTTCATTAAGATCAAGAAGAGAGGTAATCATTCAACCAGGGCACAAGAACGTGATATAATATAAATATGCCAAACGACACTAACGAAGAAGAAGTCATTCAATTAACCGAGGAGGAACTCGAGGAGATACAGATGGAGACCGATCGGGGAATACTGAAGGCCAACAGAAATATAGATGCAGTGAAGGACCAAGCAAAGAGCAGAAATAAAAGGCTTCAGGAACACAAGGAAACCCTAGAGGAGAAAATAAAACAGATAGACGATAAGGTAAAAGAACTTGGCAAGAAGAAGAACCGCCGCATAGAGAAACTAGAGCAGGAGAGAGAACGCCTAGAAGCCCGGCGGAAGCAACTAATAGACGGTACATTCAAGAGGAAGACACAGAAAGGGTAAGTGCTACAATAGAGGTGCGGACTGACGAGACCGCAATTGGTATACCGATATTTCCTACCCGAAAAGGGTAGACCCCCAGCAACCACGGACCCACAGCCCCGGGAGTTACTACCCCGGGGTTTCCGTGTTATAAATAAGACATGAAACAAGACAACCGAGGAGTATATATAATCATATTAATAGTAATGCTAAGCATTATTGCGTTGTCGATACCGGCAATGTTACAATAAGAGCATAGCAACTAACCAAACAATTCTATGCCTAAGAAGGATAACTCACAGAAGAGCCCTTCGAAATCAGATGAGAGAGAACAGAGGCCGATATCGAAGTGGCGTAAATTAGAATGGACAAACTATGCAGAAGAAGTCGGTGTAGATACCGACGGAAAGCAGAAGAAGGAGATCATGGAAAAACTTGAAAACTTGAATCTCTACCCGGAGAATTCAAATTCGCATGGTGGTGCACGAGAGGAAGCCGGGAGACCTAAAGGAAGCAAGGACAAAGCAACGCAACTGATGGACAAGATCAGAGACGAAGCTATCTACCACGCAGAGAAGGTGGTGGAGGTAGTAGAAATCAATAAATCCACCAACAAACGCCAGGTGATAGAGAAGAAGCGCTACGTGTTCGTCCTAGACATGCTCTGGGATGAGGCTGTGAAGTGCAAGAACATTACTGCGGCGAAGGAATACCTCGATAGGACAATGGGTAAGGCAACCCAGCCAATAGAGCACAGCGGCGAAATAAAGAGCCAAGAGCAACGAATACCAGACGACCCGGCCGTACTAGCCGCACAGTCTGCGTATCACGAGGCGCTACGCAGTAAGCTACAAGGCAAAGATGAATGACGAAGCACATGACGACCTGACAGCCCTCGACACCGTGTACTGGATAAACACGGAGAACATCGTCAACGAGAACGGAAAGGAGATAACCTTCGACAATCACTTCTTTCTGCTGGACCTATACCTCGACAAAGCTGACAAGATAGTGGTACGAAAGCCGGCACAGATCGGAGTGTCCACCTGGGCAATTCTCCGGTCACTGCACTCAGCTCGGTACCAGGGGATAAACCAGATCCATACGCTACCGACCGGAGAAGACGTAAACAAGTTCGTACCCTCAAAGACGAACCAAATAATTAAAAACAACGAATGCCTATCCCAAAAGATAAGCTCCAAGGACGCTGACAGCGTAGGCCAGAAGCAGTTCGGGAAGTCATTCCTTTTCTATAAAGGTACTCACAGCGAGAGAGAGTCAATCATGCTTACATCCGACCGGAATATATACGATGAGTACGATCGGTCGAACATGGACAACATCAAGAACTACCATTCCCGGCTTGAGGGAGCAGAGTCAATGGGCCAAGAGTGGTTCATATCAACACCGACAATCCCAAACTTCGGGGTGGACTATCAATGGAACAAGAGCGACCAGAAACACTGGCGATTCAACTGCCCGGCCTGCAAAGCAGAGCAACACTTCCTATGGCCAGACTCGGTAGACTTCGTCAACAAACGATACGTCTGCCTCAAGTGTGGGAAGCCAATAGACAAGAAGACGGTCCGCCAAGGAGAGTGGAAGGCAAAGTACCCGGACCGGAACATGTCAGGATACTGGCTCAACCAGATGATCGTGCCCTGGAAGACGGCCGGAGACGTCATTGAGGAGTACGAAGAAGCAGAGGAGAATGGAGAGCTCGACTACTTCTACAACTTCAAGATGGGCATGCCGTACATGAATGCCGATACACAGATACCGGCCAGCCTGGTACTGAAGAACCTACTCACCGGCAAGGAGGTGGCAGAGACAAACTCCTGCATGGGTGTTGACGTGCAAGGAAATGAACTGTATGTGATAATAGGTAATGAAGAAGCGATATTCGTTATTGCCCGAATACCCGACAAGCCCCGGAAGACTAAGTGGGAAAGACTGGCAGAGCTCGTGGAGATATACGATGTACGCTATGGAGTAATAGATGCCGGATTCAAGCCAAACGATGTGCTGGAATTTGCCAAGAAGTTCCCATACAAGATATTCATGAATTGGTATAAGCCGGACCCGAAGAAGGCAAAGATAGTACGTTACAACGACAAAGGCTTCACAAGTAAAGGCCCGGACACGTTCGCAGAAGAGATCAAGGTACTCACCGACCGGGAGAGAGCAATCGATGCGATAGTAGCGTGGCACAAGAACGGAAAGGTGCGCTATAACTATGGCCGAGGAGACGAGAACATCCAGATGCTCATCAAGCACATGGAAACAATGTACGCCCGGACCATAGAGACAAAACTCGGAGAGACCCGGAGAGAGTGGGCATCCACCGGCAAGAACGACCTCGTCCATGCACTCGTCTACTGGTGGGTAGCTATGCACAGGAAGAATGTATACGAGGGCAACTAAAAGATGTTACAATAAACATATGTCTAAAATTGATACTCAAGAAGACGAAAGCGTAGATACTAAGCAATGGAGTCCTAGCAATGAGGAAGCCAAGCTCGTTGAAAAGTGGAAGAAACGCTTCAAACAATCGGAGAGATTCAGAGAGCCGCATGAGAATAAATGGCTGAGAATGTGGGAGCTATACCGAGCCTACAAAAGAAAGTCAAACTATGCATACCATACGAACATCATGCCTCCGATCGGCTTCGAGATTATAGAAACCATCAAGCCCCGGCTGTCAGCATCCGAGATGCGCACCCGGATATTCCCAACCAAGGAAGAAGACATAGACAACAAGTCATTGGAGAAGTGGGATAACCTCGTCAACTACGACTTTCAGGAGATGCAACTCAATGACAAGAAGATAGACTGGATCCACGCCGCCTTCAACTACGGCAATGGATACCTACACCCTTACTGGGTAGACGCAGAAGACGGAGGAGGACCGGACATAGACGTACTGGACAACTGGCTATTATACTTCGACCCAACTGCAGGACCGAGACTCAAGGACAGTGGATGGGAGATAAAACAAATATTTAAAAAGAAGGAGAAGATCACCAAGGCCGAGAAGGAACGTGGAGAAGGAAACGAGATATACGAGAACATGGAATACGTGGAGAACCAGGCGATCACCGATGACCCACGAACAGAACGGTACGACATAGAGACCCTGAAGATGTCACAGATAGACTCCGGGGAACGAGAGATAACTGACAACCAACAGTCACAGTCAGATGAGAAGAGCCGGATACACCAGGTGGAGCTATGGGAATGCTACGACCATTACACAAACGAGATTATTACCATTGCCAACCGGGAAGTGATCATCCGAAAGGAACAGAATCCATATAAGGACATCAACGAAGGACGAATGATAATCGATATGCCCTGCATCAAGATTCCATGGAGCGCCTACGCAATGAGCATCCTCGAACCTGTAGAGACAACCATCCATGAGATAGCAGACAGCCGGAACCAAGCGATGGACGACATCACCTTCACACTGGACCCGGTCCGGAAGGTAAACAAGAACGCTGAAATCAATGAAGATGACATCCGATACGAGCCCGGAGCAATATGGCAACTCAACCGAACAGATGACGTAATCACCGAGAGAGGCCCGGAGATTAGTAGGTCGTGGATAGAGAAGGATGAGGTACTACGAAACGAAATACAGACATCCCTGGCCCTGTCAGAGTACGTCAGAGGTATGCCACAGAGCTCACAAGAGCCGCTAGGAAAGGTAGAGCTACTCCTCATGCAGTCAAACATCCGGTTCAGCCAGTTCGTCCGTCAGATGGAGACAGCTCTAACAGAGCTGGTGGAGATACTGATCGGCATGAACAAAGAGTTCCTCCCAGAGAAGAAGACCATGCGTATCCTCGGAGAAGACGTAGAGTTCAAGGAGTTCACAAGCGATGACAAGGAGGTAAACATCGATGCTAAAGTAGAGATAGAGCCGAAGCCTGACAAGACCCGGGAGCAACGCAAGGGTGAAGTCATGGAGCTATACGAAATCTTCGTACAGAATGACCAGCCGGACCCTAAAAACCAGGACGCAATGAAGAAGTACAACCGCAAGAAGCGAGCAGTGCAGGAGATGATGCTCGAGGAGTACGGCAAGGAGGAGTACGCAGACGTCCTCATTCCGGTAGAGAGAGAACAGGATAAGGCTGAGGAGAAGGAAGCAGAAGCTAGCCCTCAGGAGGTAGTCGGCCCTGGGGGAAGAAGCATCCCTGAAAAGGTTCCAATGCTAGACGCAGAGGAGCTACCACAGGGAGCACTCCCGGCAGGAGAGATGCCCGGCCAAGAGCCGAGCCAAGGCCTGCTGAGACGGCTCATGCAAAGAGTCGGCAATTCATTACCCGGTAATTAACATCACCATGGCAAAAGACGAAAGCAACACAGAGGAAGAGATAATTGAAGTAGAGGAGGTGGAGACAGAAGAGGATGACATGGAAGCACGCCTTGGGGTACTCGAAGAGAGCTTCGGAGACCTCAAAGAGCAGTACAAAGACGGTGAAATCACGTGGGAGCAGATGCTCCAGGACCTGATCGCCGCCGCAGAAGCAGAACTCCCTCAAGACGCTCCAATGGAAGCTCCGGCAGATGAGCTAGGAGGCCTGGGAGGAGGACCAGAGCAAGGTCTTTCCCTTGACCAGTTAGCGTAATGGGAAACGAGGAGCGCATTGAGAAAGGCCGAAGAGTAAAGGAGATGCTAGAGACACCGGGCTGGGCAATCCTAAAAGAGAGGATAGATAGCAAGGTGAAGTATCTCGAGAAGCAAGCCGAAGCGATACAAGAAGACGTGCTAGAACTACTCGAAGGAGGCACTAGCATAGAATCAATACAGACACGGAGCCTTGCCCTCAAGCAAGAAGCAAACGGCCTAAAGGAAGTGCAGAAGATTATTAACCAGATTCTCAAAGAGAAGGAGGGAGCAGAGAATCGTATAAGAGAAAGCTAGTCATGAACGACTTTCTACAACGACTCGTAGACCTACGAAACAACATCCCCGGACCCGGCGCAATTGCCAAGTCTGTGGGTGGTGCGGCAAGCAGAACCCTCGGAAACGTGGGTAAAGGAATCCGCAATAGGTCGCAAGAGCGGCTCGACAACGAACGAGCTCGGAATGCGGAGATGATCAGGCAGAACTTCGGTAGCCCGGAGAACTACCAACGTCTCCAAGAAGAGAGCAACACACCGAGCCCAACGATCGGTCCATTCTTCGCACGACTGCTAGGACTACGACAGGACAAATAGCAATTAACTAACAACATTATTTATGGGATTCAACAGAAAGATCGATAACCTCGAAGAAGAAGGTGCAGAGGAAACTACCACCGAAGAAGAAACGGAGGAGGTAGAAGAAGCACCAGAAGAGGCCGAGATTTCGGACGAAGACACCGAAGCACCGGCCGGAGAACAGGATGATGTGGAATACGAGGAACCAGAAAAGTTCAAAAACAAGTCACGAGAAGACATCATCCAGTCATACAACGAACTAGAAAAGACGCTCGGAAGGCGTGGTGAGAACATCCGACAGGCAAAGGATGACATTGACAAAAGCACCACAAAGGAACAGAAGGACGAAATCCTTGAGGACCTAGCAAAGGAACTGGAGGACGTGGACTTCGACAAGATGACACCGAAGGAGTTCGCACAGATGATGATCCAAAAGTCTGACAACCTAGCCAAGAGCCGAGCACAAGAGATTTATAGAAATGCAACCCAAGTACAGGATGCGGTAAAGACGGAGATCAGCGAAGCAAAGGAGAAGTATCCAATGCTTGAAAAGAGCGAAGAATACCGAAACCTAGTACTAAATATTATAGAAGCCGGTGCGAGCAAAGGAGAAGATGTCCCGTTGGAAGACGCCTGCGAGAAGGTTGATGCCTTAGTGCAGGATAAGGAGAAAGAGAAGAAGGAAGAGAAGACCAAGAAGAAGAGGAAACGTACAGCGGTAGAACGCCAGGAACCATCCGGATCAGAGAAGGAGAGTGAAGAGGACAAGATCAAGAAGGGAATACTATCCGGAGGAAGCTCTTCAGAGTCACCACTAGGCGGCCTCTAGAGCGTGTTACAATACACTTATACGGGTGTGGCAACGACCCCCGGACCAAAGGGCCTTCACAGAGGATAACCCGGTGGCAATCCAAAACTCGAAGTTTATCAATTTAAAACTAGCCAATTATGTCTACACGAGACACAAGCTCACTGGTAGCACGAAAGTATGACATGCAAGATGTCATCTCACTGCTCCAGTCAGAGCGATACCCAATGCTAGCTATCTTGACAAACGCAGGTAAAGACCCTGCTTCTGGCAAAGGTAAAGCTTTCAAGAAAGCAGAAACCTCCGACCCAGAATTCAAGTGGTTCGAAGATTCCTTCGGTTCACGTGAAGCAACGGTAGCGGCTACACAGACTGTCGACCCTGATGCTGGTGGAGAAACGTTTGACGTTACCTCCGGCGAAGGAGCTCGATTTAGTGTTGGAGACGTGATTCGAATCCTTGAACAGGATTGGACTTTCAAGGTTACAGCTGTATCTACGGACACAATTACCGTAGGAGCTGAACTTGGCGGTGCCACCGGATCAGGAACAGACATTTCCGCAGACACCGTATGGATCATCGGAAATGCAAACGAAGAAGGTGCAGGTCTAAGGGAGCTGAAGTCAACAGCACCAACAGAGAAGGTTGGATACTGTCAGATCTTCCGTACTCCATTCGGAGTAACAGAAACCTCCAAAGCAACAAAGACCCTTATCAAGGAGAACGACCTGGATTACCAGCGTCGCAAGAAAGGTAAGGAACACGCCGTTGACATCGAGCGTGCATTCATTTATGGGAAGAAAGCGAAACTAACCTCCGGTACTCACCCAGAGCGATTCACCGAAGGTGTCATCAATTCCATCACAACTTACGCTACAGCAAGCGTTGATACCGAAGCTGAGTTTGAGGCATGGCTTGAGGACCTATTCGCATACGGTAACACCGAGAAGTACCTACTAGCCGCACCGGGCGTTGTATCGATGATCAACGGCTTTGCGAAGAGTAAGGTGCAGATCGTTCAGTCTGAAAAGACCTACGGTATTACCATCCTGAAGTACGTATCCGCACACGGAACCTTGAACATCATCAAGCATGACCTGCTCAAGGGAAGCCTGTACGGAAACTACGCAATCGGTCTTGACTTCGAAGCGCTATCGTACCGCTACCTAACTGGTCGTGACACGAGCCTTCTAACGAACCGACAGAACAATGACGAAGACCAGGTGAAAGAGGAGTACCTCTCAGAATGTGGTCTTCAGATCGAGAACGAAGAGCGACACGCCATTATGTCAATGGGATCACTCTAAAGTTTATTACTCACCCTACTAACCAATAACATCCATGGCTAAGAAAAAAGCTACATATGTGTCGAAGTACAATCAGCTACGAATCGTGCTTGAGTCTGCCTACGAAAAGGAAGTCAACGGCCGATTCCAGACTGTACCCGGACGCTCTGTACACTTTGATGGTGGAGTGTTTGAGACTGATGACGAGGAGCTCCAGGAGGAGCTTGAAGCTCGGTCAGAGTTCGAACGTGACATCTTCATCAGAGTAGACAAGGACCCTACCAAAGAGAGAGAAGATCTCATGGAAGACCTTGAAGCTCGTGAAGCACGCATCAAAGCAAAAGAAGAAGAGCTCGGGATCAAGGAAAAGCAGATTGACCGAGACACCAGTGATGCTGGTGACGAAGGGGGAGAGGAGGACACCGATGAAGAGGCCTTCTCAGACACCCCGGAAGATGATGGACTAGATGGCCTTCTAATGGCTGACTACATCCAACTCGCAGAGGACAACGATGTTGACCTAAGCGATGCCAGCAATAACGAAGAGCGTATAGACGCCCTTCGAGAAGCCGGAGTAACTTACTCACAAGATGAGTAACGACAAACCGCAAGGTGAATCAACCGGAAAGGCAGAGGTTGTCGTGGAAGCGACAGTCATCCGCAAAGACGGTACCCGGGAAGAGCTCGGAGAGATAAGCCGAAAGAAATTATAAGGTTAACGGAATCACTTTATGGCAACAGTTCTAACAGACACTGGTAAAGCGCAAATAATTGCCGCAATCAACAGTGACTCCTTTACAAGCCCTACTTACGTAGGGTGGGGAACCGGAGCCGGTACCGCCGGAGAGTCGGACACTACCCTCTTCACTGAGGCGTCAGAGTCACGAGTCAGCGGTACAAAAAGCAAAGAGACCACAAATGCTAGCAACGACACCTTCCAGGTGATTGCTACCATCACAGCGGATGGTACGAAGACCATCACAAACGCAGGTCTCTTTGATGCGGCAACAACCGGTAACCTATTCGTTAAAGGAGATTTTAGCGGCATTGCACTTAGCAACGGCGACTCGATTCAATTTACAATCAAGATCGTTCAGACGAGTGCATAGCTTTTGTCCTCACTCCGCTCTACAACGGGTGGGGATGATTACAAAAGCTTAACTATTCTTAAATAATATTCATTATGTGGACACTTAAAAACAAATCAGTCAGTAGAATTACTAAAGAAGACGTAGGAAAGGGCAATCTAAAGCCTGGACATTTATTGATGCTACAGCTTGAGGTTGTCTTCACAGACGGTACCGA